ACTCAGGAACAGACCTCGTTGATCTTGATACAAAGCACAGATTCGTTGGAGGCATCTATATCAGAGAAGTTTCAATACTTCCAAATCAAATGATCATAAGCAACATCCATAATACAGAACATCCGTTTGTTGTATTTGAAGGAGATGTTACAGTAAGAACACACAAAGGATTCCAAAGAATTGTCGGACCATACTTAGGAAAAACAGTTCCAATGACAAGAAGAATCCTTCACTCTGACAACGGTTGTAGATGGGCAACATTTCATGTAATGGAGAAACCTGATGAGACCGTGGATGAGATAATGAATAGGATTCTTCTCAAAAGGATAAACCCCCTTCTCTCAGTTACTGAACTAGCAAGGATTCAAGAAAAAATATTAACAACCAACCTTCTTAAATAATATGTCATCTATTGCGTTAGGAGTTGCTACTGTTGCCGTAGGGGCAGGCACTGCTATTTACGGAGCTAATCAGCAAAAGAAAACAAGCGAAGCTAATCAGCAAAACTCTGAGAAGTATCTAAAAGCTATCCAGCAAAACGAGCGTGAAGCTCGTAAGCTGTTTGATGGCTTTATGGAGGGTTATAACGCTTCCAAGGAAAGGCTTGCCGGCATGAGTCTTCAAGACTATATCGGCAGACAAGTACAGGCGTTGAATGATCCATATCTCAATGAGGCATTCCGTAAATCAAAGGATGCTGATTGGGAACAAGCTCAAAGATTTGCTGACGAAGGAAGTACACAAAATGCATCTATCTTCAATCGCATCGTTGATGAAGTCGGCGGTGGTAATTACAAAGAGCTTCTTGCCCGTCGTGATGCGGCTGTCATGGGTGAAGACATTAAGAGTCTATATGCAGAGGCTCGCCGTCTTCAAGCGCCTAAGCAGATGGCTGGTTCTGTCCGTAGAAACGAAGACGGTGAAGTCATTGGTGGCCAGCGTGGCGATAAGTTTGAATTCGACATTAGCACTACAGCCATCAAGGAACAGAACGACCGCATGTTTGAGAAGTCTCGAACTGCTATCGAGGATGATCGAGTTGCTGCGGCTCGCCAACAGGACAGAGCTATCCAGTTCTTGCCTATGCTTGATTACTCTAGCTTTGCCAATAATGCTGTAGTTCAGCCATTCAATCAGGCTAAGCTTTCTTCTGAACTTGCAATGCTTCAAGCAGAAGCAAACATGGCGGCTAATGCTATGTCGATGGCATTTAGCAAGCCTCTTGCTCCCGCTCAAATGTCTAACCCGATGGCTGGACAGCTTATGGCCGGTGGCACTCAGATGGCTTTGGGTGGTATTGCTGATCTATACAAAGACAGTAGAACAAGTAATCCTAACGCGACAGGAGCTTCTGCTTCTAGAGGTAACGCTGACTCTTGGTGGGGTCGCGGAGCCGGAATCAATCCTTACGCATAACTTTCAGTAACTGAATATGGCCAATACTCCTAATTACACAATCCTTGCAGAGCCGTCTTATGACGGTATTTTGCTTGGAGCTAGCACTGCTTTAACTGGTATTGCTCAGGAAGCAAGAGAGGCGAAGAAAGCACAAGGGGCTTATAATGCTTTCGCAGATCAACTTGAGAAGGAAGGTCTTGTTGCTGATGCTGCTATCTACAGAGGCATGGCAGCAAGCGAGACTCCAAACTATCTCAATGCCGCTCTCACTGGTAAAGCTGCAACCAGAAACCTTGAGATGCCTTTCCAACAGGCTCTTAAGCTTTTGGATAGCAAGCGCGAAGAGCAAGCAGCTTTGGAACGTGCCAATCTCGCAAGACAGGGGCTCTCAGTTACTGAGCGTCAAGGTCTCCGCATGGAAGATAGCATCCTTTCCCAAGATGTTTCTCTTGCTAATCAAGAACTGCGTGATGCCACAAGAGACGAAGATAGAATCTTGGAAAACATGGCTAGGGATAGTGGTAATCCTGCTTTGATGGAGCTATACACAAAACAGTTACAGGATGCCCGTGCCCGAAAAGAGCAAGCCAGAAAGAATCTCCAAGCTATCCAGAATCAGAGAAGAGGAGTTGCAAGGCAAATGAGCACTGCCGCTCCTGCTTCTGGCTCTTCGCGTGCTACCTCAAAAGAACCATACGCAATTGAAGGCGCTCCCGATCCCGGACCCCTTCCAGTTGGCGGACCATCTTCTCCCGGAGTGGAAGCTAGTCTTGTTCCTCTTGAAGGAGAAGGACCGCCATTTAGCTCTATGGATGGCTCAGTTACTGAGAAGCCTGCAACTGAGACACCAGAACAATCATTTGTCCAAGCTCGCGGTACTGCATTCAAAAGAGAATACGAGCAGGCAAAAAGAAGATTCAAAGATGATCCTGAGAGACTTGAAAGAATTGAAAATGCAGAAGATATTTCAGTCCTTAGGAAGATTGTTGCGGAAGCAAAGAAAGAAGTGTCTATCTACAAAACCCCAGAAGAAGCTGTTAATGCTGCCAAACCATATGCACCAGAAGGAAGTGTTACTATTCCGAAGCCATTGGCTAATGGAACTGGATTCACTTTTGGCTTTGTAAAGAAAGCCGCTCAAGTAAGGAGAGTGAATGACAGAACTTGGTCCAATGGTGAGGGTGATATCTGGTTTATTGGAGAAGACAATATCATCTATCATCGCATGGCCAATCAAGACCCTGTGGATGCTACGATGGTTCAGAATGAAGATGGTTCTGCTGTTACTGCCGCAACGCTTCAAACTTGGTTCAATGATCTTGGTATTGCTTATGCATCCGGAGTTACAAAAACTCCTCCACCTAAGGAAATTAATCCTACGACCAAACAAAATGCCTTGAATCCTACGCCGAACAAGGTTACAGTCCCGATGAATCCTAATACTCCTCAGGCTGCTCCCACAACTCCAGCTAAGGCGACTATGATGGATTTCAATCTATACAGAGCAGGTGGAAACAAGTAACTCATTAAGCAAATGCAATTTCAAACCGAGCAAGAAGAACTGAATCAGCCGGCAATCACGGGAGACACTCAAGAACCATATCGCTCTCCTCTTTTGGATGTTCCAATCTTGGATGACTTCATGACCGAAGTTACCGCGAGTGGACTTGATAACTACGAGAAGCTTGAGGCAGTTGACTTCTGGACGAAGAGGGCTCGCGAAGCTCAGTACAAAGAATTCAATCGTCCTGAGCAGTGGCAAAACAATCTTGGATATGATGAAGTTGCTCGCAACATGGCAAAGACTCAGAAAGAGTCTATCTTCCAAGACGAGAGTAAGAAGATCATCGAAAGCACATTCAAAGACAGGCCGGAAAACTACAACAGGTTTGCAAAGCAGATGGAGAAAGGTGGGCTTAATCCCGCCTCTTATACTCCTGAGTTCTTTCCTGTTGTTCAAAGACTTAAGGACTTGCGTGGTAAGGCTAGAATCCCCGAGGGAAGTACAGGCAAGGCAGGGGAAATTACCACTTCTAATAATAGAAGCATCGGAGACTACAGCCTTAACTATGATTCTAGCGGGGAGTTTGATTCTGCTGTTGTTAAATTCAAAAAGTTCGGCATCAAGGGTGAGGACCAAGGCCTCTGGACGGCGGATGTGATCCACTTTCCAAAAGACTTTGATCCTGTTGAGCACATGAAGCAGCAGGCATTGAAAAGAAGGAATGACCTTCTTGAGGTAATGTCTTCTCTTTCTGATCCGTCTGGTTCTGAATACGAATCCCAAAACAATTCTCTCGATTCAGTAACTGAGCAACTCATGGAGGCTGAGAGCCTTCTTGAAAAGTTTGATTCTGGCGATGAAGTATTTCTTAAACAAGCAAAACTCGATGGAGTGAATGCTTATGTGAATGATTACGTTGGAGATAAGATCAAGACAGGAGATTCCAAGTACAAAGGTGTTGGCATGGAAGTCGGAGAGTCTCTCAAGGCTTCTCTGACCTGGAATAACATTGATAGATTCTTGATCAACCTTGATCAAGGAAGAATCAACCTTGGCCTTGCCATTACTGAAATGGTGGAAGGTAGGTACAAGCCTGAGGACATGCAGAATGAGGCTGCCAGAAGAGAAAAAGAAATCCTCACTGGAACGAAAGAAGGTCTTGAATCGGAACTGAATAGACTTACAGCAAAAGGACAAGAGGTTGACGCACGCGCAACCTTCTCTAGGCTTGGAACATACAACCCTAACCTTGCTGAAATATATGAAAAGACGGCAAATACTGTCGGTCAGGGTGCTCGTATCGCTGCCGTGTTTGCCGCTGGTCCTGTCGCTGGTTATTCATCTACTTTTCTCGAAGTTCAGGGAGCTAAGATTGCAGAACTTAAAGCAAGAGAAGCAGAGCTTAGAGAGAAAGGCGATGTAGCTTCTGCTGATTACCTTAGAGATCATAGCCGTGGACTCTCTATGAGAGCCGCATTGTGGGAGATGGTGCCGGAGATGATGTTCCCCGGTCATGCTGCTTTCCGTCCTGTTACAGCAAAAGAAGCCATTCTTGGCTCTTCTCGTCAATTTGTTAAAGACGTTGGTGGCGAGTTTGTCGAAGGCGGAGTCACCAGTGTTCTTGGCGCTACAGATGAAAGAGTTACTGGAGTCATTAATGATCAACAGTACATTGAAAGACTAAAACAGTCTCCAGAGGATGCTTTTTTTGAAGGTGTTGGCACTATTATCCCATCTGGTGCCCGTGCTGTTATCCAAGGCATGACCCGTGGTTCTGCCGCAAAGCTTGCTGCAAGAACAGAAGCATCTGATAAAGCTGCCGCAGACAGGAAGGCTAGAGAAGAAGCATTCAGGGCAGACCTTCAAGCAAGGGAAGCCTTGATCGGAACCAAGGGTGCTGATGAAGGTTATCAAATGTCAGTTACTGAGACCCCTGCTCCAGAAGGACCACAAGCCTCAGTTACTGAGCCAACTCCAACTGCCGGAAGAACCAAAGAAGGCATTGCTCAGACTGTTGCAAAGGGAGCGGATGATCTTCTCTCTGGCGCTGTAACTGTCAAAGGTATCACCGAAGCTGAAAAGACTGAACTTCAAGGTAGCTTGGAAGCTCAGGCAAAGATTGCCGAGGCTATTGTAAACGAATCTGAATCTGTTGGAGATACTCCTTCTGCTGACATTGTTGTCGATCAAGCCTTAGTTGTTCCTCCTCGCACTGAAACCGAGAAGAGAGAAACCAGAGCATACTTGGAGGCTCTTAAGGCTTCTGCTGAAAAGAGATTCAAGGAATACGGTCTTAGCGGCGCTTCAATCGCAGGCAACTTTGTTCGCAATTCCGGTGATGGGCTTCCAGAAGGCGCCAACTTTATCATCACTTATCCAGAAGGAGACAAGCCAATGTTTCCAGAGGGTGATGAAAATCGCCGCATTCAAAACAAGATTGAAAACGGGCAAGCTAAAGATGTTCAAGAGGCAATAGATCAACTTGTTTCTGAAAAATGGTCCATATTTTCTAATGAACCATTCGGCGATCAGCCTGCTATGCTGCATGTTGCCAATAACAATATTGCAGTTGGAGACGCAAGAGGACAGACAATCCTAATGTCTCAGAATGATCTTATCAAAGCAATCGAGGATGGAACTATTGATCCATCTAAAAATTACTTTTGGTTTGAACAAAATCAAATGCTGGAGGGCCGGAACTATGAAACCTACAACAAACTGGTTGAAAGTATTCCTGAACAAAATTGGGCTATGCCAAAGCCCTCAGCAATCACTGCGACCGATACCCAAGGTCAACCTGCGCAGTCGAAGGCTAACGATCAGTTCCACCTGCGAGGAACAGGATTTGAGCTTGATACTGTTACGATCGGTGGAAAAACCGTTGGAGTCAAAACAAACGAAGACGGCTCAGTAACTGAGGAGGCTTTCACTGGAATGGATGATATGATTGAAAGTCTTGGGCTTACAATCGAAGAGCGCGATGGATTTGTTACTGTTCCTGATCCTAGTGATTACAGCAGAGATGCTTATAAGATCACAAGGATGAAAGGAAGATTCATTGCTCGTAAAGATCATCCTAAGCTTATTGCTGCCCTAAACGAAAGGTTTGGTGAAAACAATTGGATTCTCAAGCCGGACAACCAAGCCAGAAGAGCCGGTATCATCCGTGGATGGAATAAAGATGAGTTCACTGCCAATGGTCAACTCTCTTCTGATATCCCTGTTGAACCTGATTATTTCTATGTCGCACAAGAGAAAGCTAGCGGGATTACAATGTCCGCTCGCGTGGACGCAAAGGTAACTCCAGAGGGGGATATGGTCATGATTCCAAACGGGATCAAGATGCATTACTTTACTGCTGATCAATTCAAAGAAGATGGAACTGTTAATGATGAGGTCTCTGGCTCTGGATGGAGAATCCATGGCAACGAAGTCATTCCCCTCAAGTTCAGAAACTCTCTTGTTGGATTCTTCAACTCTCTGAAAGGAACTGCGTACACTCAAGTTCCCGGCTCTGTCTATGGCTTTGACCTAGTTCTCACAAAGAACGGGATCAAGGTTATGGAAAGCAACGTGGCCACAGAAGGACAGTATAGCGGTGGACTAACTGGATACGGTAAAACATTCTCTGGTCTTGCTGCAACAACTAAGGGCGTTATCTCGCCGGAAACCATTGCCGCTGCATCTGCTTACTTCAAGCTCACTGGCCAGAATGAAATTGCTAACTATGTGATGGAGCTTGCTGTTGAGAGACTTGGAGCAACGCCTGATCAAGTTCCTCAACTCAAGCAACTCTACGATAAGGGAATCCTCTTCTCTCCAACCAAGTCTCTCAGAGAGATTGGCAAGGGAGAAAGAGTTTTTATCAGTGGATTGAATCTTCCTAAGATCAACTCTAGGAAGTATCATGACGTTTCAAAGATTGATGCTCCTACAATCAGCGATATCCTGACAAGCGTAGAGCAAAGTAGCAGTCCTCATATCGCTGATTATACTAAGATGCTCGCAAGGGCTCTTAGGATGCAAGCTGAGAAGACTGGAAGCCGCGGCCTTTCAATGAAGGCTTTCAAGTCTTCGATGAATATGTATTACACGCCTACCATCTACGGTACTGGCGGGTACATCACTGTCACTGGCAATGCAATCGAGGAGTTGATGCATGAGTCCATCCATGCTCTCACTGATGCTAAGTTTCCTCAGTTACTGAGCGTCTACAATCTTCCCGGCATTACTGGCAATCAGTACAAGCAGGTTCTTGTCAATTACATGAACGACCCTGCTGGCAATCCATTGCTTAAGGAGGTCATTAATGATTACTTAAATGCAATTCAAGCCTTGGGATTGAGCAAGAGAATCTTTAATGATAGGCCGATGAAGACCGGGGCCGCATTCATTAAGAATCCTCCGGGCTATGATTACGGCTTCTCCTCATTGGATGAATTCATTACCAATGCACTGACTAATCCTGTCTTTGTCAGAAGACTTGCTTCTATTCCTGACACTAGCATTCGTGCCTATTTTAGAAAGCTGTTTGATTCTTTGATGCAATGGCTCAAGATGGAACATCTCCCATCCAATGCCAAGGCAAACAATGCGTGGAATAAAACCTTCCATGATATCATTACGTTCGTTGCCTCTGATGACATTCCTGGCAATACAACTGAGTATGCTGCTACCGTTGTTGCCGGCGAACCTCATTACAATGATCTGTTCACTGATCGCCTGACTATTCCATATGAGAAGGCCGCCGCTGAAAGATTTGTGTGGGATCGCTTGCAATGGCGCTCTGCTCCTGAGTTTACTAAAGCTGTTGCTGATTCTTTTGCTAAGAAGCAAGCAAAGGTATTCAACCTTACTCTCGACAAAAACGGTAAGGTCAACGCCCCAAGCTTCTTTGCCAAGCTTAAGGGCGCTAACATTCATCCAATTGAGAGAGATACAATTAATGATCTTGCCATCAAATATACTGATGACAAAGGTAAGATTGATATCATCTCAGTTACTGAGGAGCTTAATGAGACCAAAGGCGTTTCAATTCAATCAATCAGCGTATTTACAAATAGGCAGCCTACAGAGAACGCAAGGAAATTTAAGGAGCTTAAGCATGAGCTTGAGACTCAGGGATTTAGTGTTGAAGAAGAAGCAGATGGGTTTGTAAATCAAGTTTATATTCGCCTTATGCGGCAAGGACGCATGATTAGGATTTATAATGATGGAACAGTAGAAGATAGATCCAATAAAACACCTGATCCAAATATATTTCCTAAGAGTATATTGGATAAGGCAAGAGCAGTAATATCTTCTATGACAAAAGAAGATTGGGAATCTGGAAGCGATGAATCAGATTCAGCTGCTGAATATGGAGTTAATCCATATATTATGGATGCACTTAGAGGTAAAGTTCAAATATCACCCGGAGAAACAATTACTTGGGCTGGTGATATTTCTCTGAATATAGAAAAAACCAAGAGAACTGAACTCAGGGGATTCCATCATGATCCAAAAATTGCCAAGAACCAACATTCATTTGTTCGCGGATCACTTCATTCATTTGCTCCGGGATCAGTAATGCATGACGGCAAACAAGCCACTGGCTATGAGAAGATTTTCCAAATTTGGGAAGTCCAATCAGATGCCATGAATCGTCTTAGCAGTAATCTTGAGCTTGTTGATAAATGGATCGAAGCTTACCAAACAGGTATTGATCCGTATGCAGAAGAAGGTAGAGTTCTTAATGTTCCAGATGAAACGCCTGAGTCAGTAAGAGCTTCTTCTATTGCAAGAATAGAAGGAACCATGGCAATGCTATCTCAAGAGGCTAGAGATTCTGGAGACTTGATTTCTGATAAAAAGCTTAGAGATGCGATTAGTGCTTTTTACTCTACGTCAGGAATTACTTTCGCAAAACCAAAATCAGAAATAGATCACGATGTTTTTCAAGATGCAAGAAAAGCAATTGTTGATTATATAAATAAGGTTAGAGAACTCTCATCGTGGAAAACAGTAGCCCTTAAAGCCGCTGTTATTCATGCGCAGCGACTTGGCGCAACTCATATCTCTATGCTTAGTGGCGAAAGCGTCTTTAGGATGGAAGGACATGCAGAGATAACGAATACTAAAGACAGAGCTAAAAAGCTTAAGGGCATGGAACAGAATTATGACGGAGATTACATCGAAGTTCTTAAGAAGCTTACAGGCAAGACCCCAATTAAGGGAAGTCAGAAAGCAGAGAATGTGCCTTATGGTAAGTCGTTTTATCCGACTTATAGTGATTCTTTTAGTTATAAAATGGAAAAATCTGTCGATTCTCGAATCTTCCCTCTTGATCACATCTACGCTCAACCTCGCCTTTCTGAGAATCAACCAGACTCTCGCCCTCCAGTCATCTTCCGTTCTGGTTATCCAGAAGACAACACCGCATTGCCTTACGGAAACAAGAAAATCCAGAAGGGCTTTGATGGGAAGCCAATGTTCGATAACTACGACATTAATATTCCCGGTACTTACTGGCATGAGACAACGATCAACATGCCGGCTGGGTCCACGCATGAAGAGATCATCAAGGCGATCAATAAGAAGTATAAGGACGCCGGCCAAGAGCCGCCAGTCCGTATGTCGGAGATGAAGAAGTCTCTGCCTAAGAAAGTAAGGATCGGTGATTTCAAGATCAACACGAAGTTTCTGAATGCAGAAGATCAGACAAACCTTCAGTTACTGAGAGATCGCCTTGCCGCAGGCGAGAAGATTCCTTCAATCATGCTCGAAGATCAACTCAGAGCATTCCAGAACAAAGCAGAGCGTGGAGAGTTTGCTGTCCTTGAGCAAGCTTATCCAGAAGCGTTTAGCTCCAAGAATAAAGAGTGGACAGGATTCACCAATCTTGCCGCGGCTGAGAACACACTAGCTGACTGGTTGTTTGCCAATCCCGGCAAGCTGTCTGAGGGTGATCTGTTTGGTGATTCCACAGCCAGAAGAAAGAAGAGAAAGAAATTGGTTAAGTCTTTCTCTGCTTGGGTGGATACCATGATCGACATGATGAAGGCAAATGAGTTGAAGACTTTCTTCTCTCACCCGCCTGAGGTACAAGCCCTTGTCGATAAAGCTCTCGACTTTGTTCTGGCGAACTACGATGCATCTGCTTTGTCTGACAGACAGGTCACTGCCTTGAATCTTGCCATGAAGACTTTCCTTGAGTCTGATGGCTACAATATTCGTGGCTTTGCTCAACTGATTTCTCAGATCAACACATCCGAGAAGTTGGCCAAGCTTGAAGAAGTGAGACAGAAGCTTCTCGCTGATGGAGTTGAAAATCCATGGGGTGATCCAATCTCTGATTTCAGAAGAGCATTTGTTGGAGATTCAAAGACTGGTAGCTCGCTTGCTGACTTCGCTCTTGAAGCAACTGCCATCTATAACAGACCTGAAACCAGAAGGGCTTGGTCTGATATGTTTGCTGGTTATAAGATTGGCCTTGATGCATACAAGGTTTCTTATAACAACATGAGTGAGCTTTATCAGAAGAGAATTGATAAGGAAGGTAGCACAACTAAGTTGAATGACTTCCGTATCGGCATTGCTCTTGCTGTCACTCAGTACGAACAGAACGCGGACCCGACCCCTCAGTTACTGAGAAACGTCACTGAAATCCAAGAGTCGATCAGGCGGAAACTCAATTCAAGCAATCCTAACTTCCGAGACGAAGGAGCAATTGAGAAGGTTGCTTCTGACATGCTGATTACTCCATATATTCCAGCCCTTCAAGCTGGTATGAAGTATGATCAATTCATTGCTGCTGTTGAAGGCGGGCTCACGAATCAAGAGTACAATCTCATGAGGATTGCTCGCGACCCCGGCGTTCTCTTCTATAGCCAGCTTGATGCAATCAATCAAATTGCCAGAGGCAAGCCAATCCAAAACTGGAAGAACTACGCAAAGCGTGTTCAGACTCAACTGAATAAAGATAACCCGACCGAGCATTGGGGAGAGAAAGCTATTCAGAATCCTGACTCAATCCTCCAGCCTCGCAAAGGGCTTGGCAAGGATGCTGTGTTCAATTTCAATTGGAGAGGTAACTTTGATTACCAGCTTGATGAAACTGCATACGAACTTAGCACTGGCGTTGAGCGTGTGATGCTGTTTGATACTATGAGGTCTCCTGGCTTCGAGGGTATCATGGATGGTAGTGATACCAGTAAAGCTCGTACAAGAAGAATGCGTGAGCAAGTTGGCGGTGTTCACTCCAATATCAAGAATAGAGAAATCAGATACGGAACCCTGATTGGTGGAGCATTGCAGATAGCTCAGGCTTCTATTGCAATGAAGCTTGCTACTGTTCGCGCTCCATTCAACCAGTTGATTCCTATGCTTACATATGGTCTCAACAATACCAAGACCCTTGGGCTCACTCTCTACAACAGATTGATTCCAGAGAACAAAGCTAAATCGGATGCTTTCCTTAAGAAGCATAACAGAGACTTGGTTATCAGAATGAAGCAGTGGGATACGTTCATCAACAGATTCAGACTGAATGACAAACAGAAGAAAAGCGGCATCAAGACAGGGGCTGCCTCAGTAACTGAATCACTTGGCGTACTCGGTCAACGCATGGCAAGAGCAATGACTGTTGGTGTTACAGAAGCTGTGTATCTTCCAATCACTCTTACCAACAGTGTGCCGGAAGTGTTCGCCGCTCGTACTGTCTTCTTTGCTTTGTATGCTCAACAACTGATGGATCGCAAGCTTATCAGAGAAGTTGACGATCTATACATTGGCAAAGAGATTCCATTCGACAAAGAATCTATGGCTCAAGCTGAACTTGAGTTCGATTCCTTTGTTATGTCTCCGGCGAGCCCTGAGTTCAGAGCGGAAGCATCGCAGCGTAACTCTAATGCAAAGGTTATCTCTCAAATCTTCTTCCAAGGATTGCTCCGTACTGCCACCCAGCAATCTCTGAAAGCTGTCACCGCCGGAAGAGACCTGTGGCACGCCACTAATGAATACCTGACTAAGCCATCTCCTTCATCGAAAGCGTTCCTCAAGAGTTCTGCTATCGAGGTTGAAAAGCAGATGCTTAACATTGGTCTGTACTACGGTATTGGATACGCTATCCACAATACCCTTGGCAACATGATGGCTTCCACCTTCTTTGCCGTTGCTGCTAATATCAGCGATGACGATGAAGAAAGAGATAAGTGGATGCGCCGCATGAGAGCACTTGAAAAGATCAATAAGGAATCTCAGTTGCAGTTCCAGATTCAGCAAGCTGCGGTTGATACCCTGTTTGCTGTCACTCCTATGCCTGCTATTCTCCATAGCAATCCCGGCAGAGAAGTATTCAACATTGCCATGAGCGGGTTCTTCCTTGGTAAGGACACGCCAGACGGATATCAACAACAGCTTGATCAACTGAGAGAGCAAAGGGATCAAATTCAACGGATCATCGACAAGCAATTGTACGTCAATGGGAACAGAATGATTTCTGAACCTGAGTACACTCGCTTGCTGTCTTCCCTTGAGTTCCTTGAATACTCAATCGCTAAGGTTGAAGAGGAAAGAAACTTCAAGAATAACTTCGTCAAGAATGGCGCAGCTAGCTTTCTCAAGTCAATGACCCCTCTCCCTGATGGCAATAAAGTTATCAGGGCCAATGAGGATTTTCTTAGCACGTTCACGCCATCTTGGGTGGAGGATGTTCTATTCTCAAAAGGAGAGAAGGCACGCAGAACCAAACGTGAACTTGAGAAAGTGCGAGTTGGCTATGAGTTGTGGCCATTATCATCCTTCTTCAATGCTTCCGGCCCATCTCAGAAAGCTGCAAGAGAGATGACAAAAGAATTCGCTCAACAGAAAGTTGAAAGAGAAATGGCCCTTGAAAAGCTTGTTGAGAAGCATGAACGCAATTTGAAGCTCAGAAAATAATATGGATTCAGTAACTGAAAACACATGGGCGGGATTTGTTGTCCCGCCTGTCACTGCGAATGATTATGGACTCGAATGGCCTGAGGGTACTCCTCAGATTGTCATTGAGTTCAAGTGCTTCCAACTTGCCAAGACAAATAAAAGAATTGGCAGGGTGGAAACAGCGTTCAATCATGCTCTTAGGATTGTTCAGTTGCTGTGGCCAGATGATCTTGTATCCATCAAGAGAGGACATGTGCTTAACACATACTTCCTAGATACGCTGTATGAGCTTTGTCAATTTAAGCACCTTGCCATTACCGGGCCAGCCTCCTCCGGTAAGACTTACTCATCAGCTATCTTCATCCTTATCAACTTCTACTCAGCACCAGATCAATCCTCTTGTCTTATATCAACAACTGCGAGACAAGATGCTGAAAGACGGGTGTGGGGTGACATTAAGAAACTGCATAGAGGAGCAAGGTTCACTGAGAACATGCTCCCTGAGATTGGGGAAATTATTGAGTATGCTGGATGTATTGTTTACAACCCAGCGAAGATAGCGAATAAGGATTTCAACGTGCGGGACTTTCGCCATGGTATCATGGTTGTCCCAACCGGCGGCGACTCCTCAGGTGAGGAAGCGTTAAATAAGATCATGGGTACGAAGTGTCAGAATGTCATCTGGATGGTGGATGAAGGTCCGGCCATGCCAGCGGACATTATGAGCCCTCGCGCCAACCTTGAAGCGAATCCCTTTTTCATGTTTATCATGGTGGGGAACGCTCAATACAAGACTGATCCTCACGGGAGAGCTTGCGAACCAAAAGAAGGATGGTCATCTATCAATCCAAACATGAAGCGTTGGAGAGGCAAGACGCTGAATGTTTTGTTTCTCCATGGTGAACAATCGCCTAACGACATTTATGATAGTAATGCTCAATCCAAAGATGAGCTAATGTATCCTAAGCTCAGTAATCGCTTCATGCGTGAAGCTATTGCTGAGTTTGCCGGCAACGGAGATATCGAATACGGTCTCAACACTCAGCACTACTGGCGATTTGCCATTGGCTTCTGGATGGGTAGCGATGAACAACAGACTGTATTGTCTGAGGGATTCGTGAAGATGCACAAAGCTGATCTACCTCCAGAACCATGGGGAATCAATAGGGTGAGAATCTTCGGAGGCTTTGACCCCGGCTTTACTGCTGGTGGAGACGCCAACTCTGTCATCTTCATTAGCTTTGGGTTTACAATGAAAGGCAAGCCTCAGATTGCATTCGAGTCAGATTCAATTGAGATACGCCCGGCAGTAACTGACAGAAAAGAATATGCTAGAGCCGTAGGAGAAGAGGTAGTCAAACAAGCCAGAGATAAGAGAGATGTTGATACCCAAGACTTTGGTGGTGACATTTCTTCTGATGGCGGTATCACGTTTGATGCCATTTCAAAGGAATGGGGGCTCACTGGCTTTCAGTTACTGAGTAGCTTGGAAGCATCTTCAATGCCTAAGTACGCCAACAGGGTCACTCAGTATTGGATGGGTATGCGAGACCTGATCGCTACTGGCTTAGCCAGAGGATTCAACATCAACTCTAAGTATGCTAAGGATTTGTTTGAGAGAAGATACACCAGTGAACAGAAGATGTTCAAGGTGGAGAAGAAGAAGGATATGAAGAAAAGAATCGGCCGCTCCCCTGACAACGGAGATGCGGCCGCGTATTGTAGTTATCTCGTTCTACAGTCAGGCGTTGCTGATACAACTTACGTTGAAGCCTTTAAGGATAGAGGCGCAGGAGAACGAGTGAATAGATACTACAGAGCGTTTGATCGCTTTAAGGAAGAGTCTGATGAAGATCTTGAGTTTGCTGAGACTGTTGATTTTTAGAAGCCTCGAACTGCAACTCTCTGTTTGCATCTTCAATAGCATCTACTTTAGCAATAGCAGACTCAGTGGAGAAGCCATTAGGATGGCGCTTATTAAGCTTCTCCATATTCCTTCTAAGGATGAATTGCCTGTCAACGAACATGGCGTTTCTCAGTAACTGAGAGTACCATTCAAGGTCTCCCATCTCTTTCCATAGAGCTTCGTGATTCAACTCCGCACCGTATATGAGATGCTTCTTGATTTCATCAAGAATCTCACCGGCTTCTGATGCAATGCCAATTGCCGCATGAAGAGCATTGATAGTTGCTGGATTGACTCGCTTAACAATGCCTCTAGGGTCAGCAGCAAGATCACTGACGAACTGAGAATATTCAGTCTCAGAAATCAGGCACCCAGTCCCAAGCTCCGTGTTCTTTACTGGTTCCGACGCTTTTTGTTTGTACTGCTCGATCTTCCTTTGTGTTTCCAGTTCTTTGTCGAACCTTTCCTTTATCTCTTTCATGCTCGGTCCGGGATTCTTCGGGTCTTCTGTTATATCGTTCATTGGTTTCAGTTTGTTGGTTGCTTTCGTTATCAGATTCCTCAGTAACTGAGAGAATCTTGAATTTTCTTTGGGCGATGTTGTGAGTAACCAGCCAGTTGTTCCTCGCTTCGTCGGCGGTAACAGCTTCAAGTCGTGTTTCTCCGGTATCAGGATGACCATGCCCTTTCTGACCACTAAGGTACTTCCACTTAACGACGAAGAGCGGTTTGATTTCACGTTGAAAGTATTTCTTTTTTTTCTTTTTAGGCTTGGTTTCCATCTTTGATAATGAATTCGTATTTCATTTGATAGAACTCGAACAACTCAGCATACAGCTTGTTAAGCTGCGTTGCTGTAGACTTTACCATTCTATTCTTTCCTTTCTCAGAGTAACCACCGAATTCATCAGCGGCTCTCTTGATGTGTGACACCTTAGCTCTAAGACTACGAGCAAGGTAGTTACCGAAGTCATACTCAGTACCATCCTTGGTAGTCTTAAAGAACTCGCTTGCATCATTGAGTGTATCTTGAAGAGACAGTTTCAGTAACTGAATTGCAAGCAACTCAGTGAGAGTCATGAAGACAACTCCGTCGAGATGCTCATTGCAAGAAAACCTGCAAAGAGACAAGACTGTCTCCATGTCACACTTTGGAATGATATCTAGGACTTTTTCTTCTGCGATATTGTAGTCGGTAATTGAAACAATTCGTCCTGAACTGGTGATTCCTTCAATTGATCTGTCTGTATTGTCCATAGTTCGATTTTGATTTTTGGTTTTCTTATTGCGAAACGCTTTGATGCGTAGAAGTCTGTGATCTGTGAGTCGTCTGGTATTACACCAGCTTCTTTAAGAACTCTCTTAACCTTCAATGGTTTAAGAGCGTCGAACATTGTCTTTGAGATGTTGTCGATATCAGGGACGCCGACCGGGAGAACCCGACCTTTATCAATATCAACCTTTTTCCTTCTAAGGTAATATATAACCCTCAGAGCTATAGGAACCTCAGGGTCTGTAATCTCCCCTTGGTAGAGCTTCAAGCATTGCCTGAGACCCTTGATGAATTGTCTATGAGCTTGATCTGGTACGATACCCCACTGAGTGCGGATGTATCCAGATGGCGTTGGTTCAATAAGGGCGATTGTCTTTATCCTGCGACTCAGTAACTGAGTCGAGGTAAGCGATATCTCCAGTGATCTCTGGGCATGGTCTGTACCTGTCGGTATCCTGATCAAACCAGACCCTAATCTGGCCACAGCTTTTTCCGTTTCTGTTTTTCGCGACTTTGATGATGGCATCGAATTGATCCCTCTGTTTGCGTTCTATTTCTGTCACCTTGAAATCGCTATCATGATTCCTGTCATGGATAGTCTTCTCAAGAGACCCTTCTTTGATTTTGTTGCGCCACACTATAATCACGTTATGAGCGCGCGCAGCAATTTCTTGGATGCCTTTGATATCACGAAGCTTAGGAATTGTGCCGAAGTCTTCATCGTCTCCTTTAGTACAGTGAGCAACAATATGGTAATGAGCCTTTGTTGTATTCAGTGACTGAATGATCTGCTTGATCTTTTCATTGACCTGAGCTTTATCTCCGTCAACGTCAATATCAGTACACATCATTGAATCAAGGATGCAGTGTTTAACACCATCCTTCTTCACTGCAAACTCAAAGAACTCAAGTATCTCATCAAGAGGAGATATCCCAAGCTCATTGAAAACAATGAGATGCTCATCGAGAATCTTGTAAGCCTTCTCGAACTCTTTGGTGTCAAGCTCAGGGAACTTTCCAAGGGCTTGAGTGAGCATCTTGATAATCACCTTTTCAACTGGTTCTTCCAGAGAGGCAATCGCAACCTTCTGCCCTAGCACAAAAATGTTATAGGCAGCCAGTTGAAACAAGATGGTTGACTTACCACCGCCGGGATAGCCTGACCAGATGGTATATTCATGCGGGCGGATACGAAAGTTAAGAGGTTTCTTAACAAGCGCAGATGGCTCAAAGTACCAACCTAGAAGCAAGTCGCCTTGATCTTTGATTGGACCCTCTTGGATAGCCTGAACAACTCTATCCTTGATATCAACAGGGCGAACTCGCTTCTCGGGAGAGAAGTCATTAGCATCCTTCAATGCTTCTTTCAGTAACTGAACCCATGTATCTTTATGCGTGAGCATTACCTCGTTAGCATCTTTACATGGGAGAATCACTTTCTTGCATCGGTAGATACCAAGCCTCCCTGCTATCTCAGATATGTTAGCCTGTCCAGCTTCATCGTAGTCAAGACACAGATAGATCGTCTCGAACTGAGACAGCCAATTCCATGAGTGCTCAATCCAATCTGTGTTGTTAATACCGGAAGGGATAGACACGGCATACATCCCAGCAGAGCGGAATGTCATAGCGTCAATCACCCCTTCTGTAATAATCACATGCCCATCAGTGGCAAGTGAACGCATTGTATGCATACCCCAAAGAGGGAGCTTTGATTTCTTGGAGAACGTAACTTTCTTTTCTCCATTGCTCATCCTCTCTGTGTACTGAGCATAGCATAGTTTATTATCCTCATCATGTCCGAGGAATATATATGCATTATCCTTTGTCCGCACCTTACAAGCGGAAAGGATTGCTCTTGGTATCCCACGAACCTTCGTGAGATACTTAATTGGCTTGGAGTCATAATCAACATCCTCAAGCCAATCCTTAGGTGGTCTCTTGTATTTATTAGAAGCAGGGACTGGCGGGAGCTTAAGAATCTTCCTAACTTCATCCAGTCCCTTTACGAAGTCATTACCATTACGGTAAGCGAAGAATTTAAGTATGCGTCCTTTGGGTCCGGCAGCGAAGTCTGCCCATAGTCCAGTGCTAAGGTTAATCTTGAGAGAAGCGCCAGCGTCTCCCTCTACATTGCCAATTGAGAATTCCTTGCCCTCAACCCTACCGTTAGGGTAGAGCTGGGACAAGGTGGTTCTCAGAGAGACAAGCAGGCGTTTCTCAATTTCGCTTATGCTTGTGTTCTCTTTCTTCATTATGGGATTTCTTCTTCTTCGTCCATGTCACGCTGGGCGGCCTTGCTTGGCTTAGAGGAAACAACCTTCCCCTTAGCTTTCTTCATTGGAGGAGCTTCTTCCTCCTCCTCTTCTTCCTCCTCTTCTTCCTCCTCTTCTTCTTCATCATCGTCGTCAGTAACTGAGGCCGCCTCCTCTTTCTTGCCGAGGTCATTCTTGTCGATCCACTTCTGGAGATATTCTTCAAGATACAGGTCTTGATCGGATGTATCCCAATCACCATTCCTGAGTTTCTTCCATCCGGGGACAGGGCCATCTTGAGACATATCCAGAGCTTCTTCAAGCTTGTCATCCTTCGATGTGCCTCCCTGCTTGATTGTCCAGCCTGAGTTGTATTTCTTCTCTCCGTTCTTCTTATTAACAACAGGCTTGCCGTCTTTTGTCTTCACCATACGATATGGCTCAAACAGAACCTTCTCATCAAGGTCAATGTTGTGACACACAGCAATGAACTTGCGAGCATGAGCAGACTTCCAAGGAACTTGGATGACACGCTTATCAGACGCAATACACAACTGCGCCCCATACTCAGACTTATCAGCAGGAACAACCCATACCTGCTTGATGTGCATACGGAGACCACCGTGATGTTTCTCCCATACAATGTTGCCTCTCTTGTTTGTTCTTGAAACAGCATCAGGATCGCCTTCATTGGCTTTCTCAGCGAAGACAGCAGAAGGATTGCCGCGGCCGTCAGTTACTGAGAGGATGCTGATGTATGATCTTCCACCACGCTTAGGTGTGTAGAATTCTTCGTCTTCGTTTCCCATAGTGCTTGTATTGGTTTGGTTTGTTGTTAGAGGGTGATTCTTGCTGTCATATCTTCAATCGCTTTAGCTTTTTGTTGAAGCGAAGATGAGATATTGTTAAGAGACTCATTAAGAGAAGGCATTGCAGATGGTCTTTCTAATTTAGGTGCTTCTGCAATTACGTCATCTGGAATCAAAACAGGCTCTAATCTGGTTTTTAGATTCAATAGAGCATCTCCAATCCAAGCTAGTTGACTGTAGATTGATTTGATTTGTTCTTCTGCGCACGGCTTTGGTTCAGTTGTTTTTTCGTTATGCATGTCGATAGGTTGGTTTGTTTGGGAGATAGAAAGAGCGGGGGAAGTGATTAGCCTCCCCCGCTCAGTTACTGAGGATTACTCCTCGTCTTCGTCTTCGTCTTCTTCTTCTTCCTCTTCTTCTTCTTCGTCACCACCTTCTTCTTCTTCCTCTTCCTCACCATCCGCTTCTTCCTCTTCTTCTTCTTCTTCTTCGCCGCCTTCCTCTTCCTCTTCCTCCTCCTCTTCTTCCTCTTCTTCCTTCACTGGCTTCTTGCCAGCTTTCTTAGCAGCCTTCTTAGGGGCTGGCGCTTCTTCTTTCTCTTCTTCCTCGTCTCCATCTTCGCCATCCTCTTCCTCTTCGCGATCAGCGATCACGGCTTCGATATCAACCAGTTGCTTCTTGGTCGGAGGCAGGACACGGGCGGAGACACCCTTGCCTTCATCATCGAGCTTGAGAGCCATGCCGCTCTTCATGTCGATAGCGAAGATCATAGCAGCATTCAACTGCTTGTCCTCAGGATCGCCGGCAACCAGCATACCAGTGCCATCAAGGCGCAGGATATAGAAGATAGCCTTGGGCTTGATGTAAACATTGGAACCGTAGGACTTCTTAACCGTGTCTTTGATTTCGGTGATTTCTGCTTGAGTGGCTGGAGCGCCTTTCTTCTCTTGCAGTTCGATCACCTTGTCAACGATGGTCGCCTTGGCTTCGAGGTTCTTGTCTTTCTCTTCGGAGACATTGACCTCAAGTGCTTTACGCATATTGGCCATAGTACCGAATACAGGCTTCTGAATCTCACTGAGAGTTTCATACACCTTCATGCCTTTCTTGATACGAGCGAGATCGGAGGCGTGGCCACCGAAGAAGTCTTGCCATGTTTCAGGGAACGCCTTCTTAGCTTGGCAAGCAAGCTGCGCTTCACGCTCCGCAGCGGCTTCATTGATTTCACTCGTAGTCTCATTCAGCTTGGCAAAGCCAGCGAAGGCTTGAGCGAAGTCGTTCTCAGTTACTGAGACATCCTTTTTGATGACAAGCAGACCAGTTTTCTTACTGATCATGAACTTCTCTTCCGGGATGAACGCAGCAATCTGCTCGTCCAGCTTGGCGCGGATTGAGGACAGAGGCTTGGCCAGCTTGTTCATGTTATTCTCAAACAGAACAACCGCTTTCTGCTTACGCTCAACGATAGCGGCGGCAGCAGCCTCCTTCTCAGCCTTGGCAGTAGCCTTAGCTTCTTCCTGATCCTTATCGTACTGAGCACGATTTTCCTTGTGGGATTCGTAGTCAGACTGGACTTGCTTCCAAGCCTTATTGTATGCCGCTACGGCAGAAGCCGGAACGTCATTGCCGAGGAATTCATCAGGAACGTATTCCTTTTCGTACTTGGCGAGAGCGACGAGCTTCTTAACCTTGTCAGTATCGGTGCCCTTGAATTTCTTGGCAACCAATACTGCGTAGTCAGAGAGCTTGACGGCTTCTTCCTTTTTTGCACTGCTGATAAACAGTGACATAGCCGAGTTCAAAGCCATTGGGCTTTTCTTTGCGGCGACCTTCTTTCCTGCTTTCTTTGTTTTCGTGCTCATATGTTTGTTTTTTTTGTTGGTCCTCAGGATGAGGAGAGAATACGAATGGCTTCCAGATACCTAGTTTTTTGCATTGTCTCTGTAGCCATTCAGTAAGGTGGAGTATTGCTTCTGTTGTTTTTGGTTTCGGATTGTGTCTCGGACCCCATAAGCGATTAGTAAGACCGTCTATAGTATAGTTCGAGACTGGATACCCTATCTCTTTCGAGATTTGTTCAAGGTAATATTTTCCTGATGTTGGTGGAATACCGGCTAGAGTAGCGTAGAAGTCGAACTTCTTAGCGATCATGATTACCTCTACACTTACCTCAGAGTAGAAGGTTCTCGTAGATGGCCAGTTGTTCCCCTCAAAGCCAGACTTCTTTTTCTTACCACGATTAGGATGTGTATATCCAGCCGGGTAATACTTCGTTCTGACTTTATCTTCTCCAGACGGCATGACTCAGTTACTGAATGGTTTCAGGTTCAGAGTTAGCGATTTGCTCAAGTTCTTCCATCTCGTCAACAAGACGGTAGATAGTGTTGTCTTGCGAACTGAATCCGCATTGGGACTCAACATCGAAGTTGTACTTCTTCGACATATCATTCCACCACTTGCTCGATTCGCGAACAGACTTCGCAACAAGAGCGCGGCAGTGATTGATCGTGTCATTAAGAACCTCTTGCACTGCTTGCTTCTCAGAAACAATGCGTTGAAGTTCGTCAGATTCCTCTTGGGTAACAGTGGCGATGTTTTTCTTGATTACTCTTTGGCTCATATGCTGTTTGTCGTTTGGTTGGTTTGTGTTAATCGTCGGAAGAATCGCTTTCGACGAGAGTTTCCCAGAGATTTTTGAAGTCTCTGATGACTGCTAGGAACTCATTCATTTTCGGATTATAGTCGTCAAGAATGTTCCCAGCAAGAATTTTGTTTTCGCTAAGTCCATTACAGAACCTAACAACAGACTCAGTGCGCAGGGCAGCAGAGTGAGGATGCACATCCTTAGCATAGTGTTCGATGTATGCATTAAGGATAGATAGCGGTGTCAGTTTGTGTCCCTGAATAGCCTTACCGATGTAATAATGATACTCAGCAACCTCTGGTTGGAGGGACTCAGGGTTTGCCCGGTAATACCATGGGGCAATCTGTGTCTTAATTTTTTCAACGCTAATGTCGCCAATACGCTCTCCAGATTTCGGGTGCTTGTAATCTCTCCAGTCGATCTTGTCGCTTTTATCTGCCTCCTCTTCGGAAGCTTCCTCCTTTTTCTTCTTTGGCTTCTCAGTAACTGAGGGCTTATGAAGTTCCTTGCGTACACGCTGGGTATGAGTAGGAGCAATGCGACCACCGCCGCCACTGCCAATAAACATGTGCACCCCTGTAGCAAGCTCAGCTGATTTCTCAATTGGGAAATGATCAATCAAGTCATCCTGCTTAAGATTGTGCTCCCTGATCATCTTAACAACAATGCTGTGGATATACAGCCTGTCTTCAAGGTAAGCACGAATCTTAAGATCAGTTGCCGTCATTGGTTCCTCAGTAACTGAGACAGCCTCTTCTCGAACAGGTTCAGACACGCTGACAGTTGCGCCGTTCGACACAACAAGATATGGTTTATCAGCACTATTCCTCTTGAGGATAATACCACTGATCCCGCTATGCGATTTAGAACACGCAGCAGAAAGAACACTTCCCACGCTTGTATCAGGAATATGTAGGTCTTCCTTTTTGATGTATAGCTTGATTCGCTGTTCGCTTTGAATAGTAACAACCTGTGTTGCTTCCCCATCCTTAGGAGGAGTGATTTGAACAACCTCACCTTTAATGGCCGGAACAACTTGTCCTGGATCAATGTCATCAATGTAGTCATCTATTGTTTTCATAGGTTAGTATTGCATTGCTTTCATTTGCTTGTGGAGGGACGGACCTTGATTATTGGCCAGCCTGATTCGTTTCTGTTCGATAGTCCGAAGACCTTTCTTCCAGTTGTTTGCATTGGTTGGAATTCTGTTTCTTGTAACTGGCAAAGGCTTGCCGTTATCTGTTGAGTTTGCCAATGCAATTAGATTAATCATCGAGGATATCGGATTCATGTTCTTGTTGTTTTGCTTTCAGTTCATCTTGGAATTGTTTACAGAACGGAGCGACAGCACAGAACTCTATGCATCGTTTTGGTTCTCCTACTTTCTTTTTGATCTTTGTCTCTTCTCCGCAGAAATCAGCGTATGTAGTCGCCTCTGCTTCGTTGTCAAAGTGAGCCGCGGCCCGAGAGGAAAAGTCAGGGATTTCACCTTTCTTTGCCTGCTTCTTACGCTTATACACCGACCACTTTGTATCACGAATCCATCTTTCGTCATCGGTACAATCTGGTAGTGATTGCCACTTTGTCTTAGCATGTGAAAGCTTGGCAAGTACAAGCTCTTTGATCTTAGCCTCAGTTACTGAGCGCGCCCAAGGCTTGAAATTTTTAATCGCAATGTTGTCTCTAGGGTACTCAGGATTTCTTTCCTGCGCACCCTTATCGAGGTGACGGAAGAGATAGATGTTCCTAATCTTATCAATACGCTGATCAGGATAACGGGTTTCTCTGATGTACTTATTGATATTGAGTTGAACCTCATACTCCCACTTCTCATACAAGAAGCTCCATCCGCTTGTTACCTTGTAGTCATCAAGAGTGTAAGTCTTTGGATCATACAAGTCGCTCTGAGCATGGACAAGCACACGCAGTCCATTGATCGTAAAGATAACATACTCGCGATTCTCAACGATGCAGTATGATGGCGCATACCTTTGGAGAATCCAGTGAGTCACACTCCCAAGAAGAGAGTAGAAGTTATCCTTCACAAGGTCAATGACAAGATCATCATTGAACTTTCTACCAAGCCATAGCTGCTTGGTCGGTCGCGTCAAGTCAGTAACTGAGAACTCTATATCGTACTGACCGGCAAGACCAGCAAGGAACTCTTTACGGTCCTTGCTGTATTCGTATTGTGCTCCCTTGAGAGCGGCTTCTAGTGGGGACGGCAGTCCCTCCATTACTTTGAATTGCATAATCGTCGAAAGGTTACGGTATGCATAGTAGCATACCTATGTTTGTTGTCAATCTTCTTTTGGTAAGAATCTTCCTTTTCCAATTGATTGCCACCCATCTAAGAAAATCTCGGTAGCCTCAACAGCGACCGCGAATCTCTTCTGTATCATACGCTTGATCGTAGTCTGATCAGGCGGTGGATTCATCTTCTCAGCAAGTTCAACAACCCTGTGTACGGCAGAGATGTAAATCTCTTTGCAGAGTGCCTTGGCTACTTGTTCTTTGGAGAGAGTCTTCTTCTCCAGTTTTTGTGCTTTGATGCTCATATTCAGTTACTGAGTTTGGTTTGGTTTGGGTACGAAAAAACGCCGGGCGCTAAGACCAACAAGTCCGCGCCCGACGTTCTTTGAAAGCTGCTAGCTTACTCATTATGGGAGAGTATAGGAGAGATAAGAGTAATAGTAAAGAGAAATCTTTTTACCTATGCAAAATTATTGGTCTCCGGGGAAATCTTCCTCCAAACGATCAGACGCTAACTTTGCATACCCGGAAATGTCTTTCCAGTGGTCAGCGAGCCTATGATTACCACAAGCAATGCGGGCAAACTTATGACAAGACATTACGATAGCTTCCTCTTGGTACGGCTCTAACACTTCTCCCCTCTTGGCAATCTCTTTAAGAATAATGTCTCTAAGTCTCCGCGATATGTATGAGTTATCTCTAAACTCTCCATGCGTACCCTGCCTTGCTTTCAGTACCTCAGTTACTGAATCTTCTTTTTCTTCCGGCAGTTTCTCAGGTTGTGGTTTCATGGCGTATTCTATTTGTAGTAATGGGTTGTGATTGTTTAGTGATTCTGTCTGACCAAGCATTATTGCAAGCTTTTGTGCAGGCGTAGATGGCTTTATTATTAAACATCCGCAATTGGTGCAGAAAACATCAATGGCATACACGTACTGATCATCCCAATCGTATGATTGGTCACATCTTACGCAAAAGAATTGTCTAATCATTTGTTGCTATAAAGCTAGGAACTTTAACAGGAGGAAAGGGGATTATTAATCTTTCAGATTGCTCAGACTCCTGACCAGCATAATCCCCTTTCCCTACGGCAGTAACTGAAAGCTGATCCATTGGATACACCGCATCCCTAATGATATAGAATGGAGTCTTCTCTCCATCCTCCATCCAAGGGATAAGCTCTAGGTTGAGCTTGATTTTCAGTAACTGACCAGTACCGAGGTTACGTTCGACATATACGTTGTAACCTCCGATCATCTCCGGCGGATTTGGGTCATCCCAAAACACGCGGAGGGCAGCAAGTATGGGAAGTGACCAGATCATAACCTAGAAGTTAAGACGGAAGAACTGTTCTTTCTGCTCTTTGCTCACATTGATAACTGCAATCGTTCCCCATTTGATCATATCAGGAGAGCTTTGCACAAGGAGAGCAACTGCTTTGAACTCAGGCACCTGAGCAGGTGGAGCAGGAACTTCAAACCATTGGCTGTCTGGTCCTTCTCCTCCAATGTTATAAGCACGGATAGTCCACACTGTTCCGGGCGTTGCAAGCTCAGTGGTCCATGTACGAACATCAGAACCAATCTTAGTTGTATTGGCTTGCTGATATGTAATGATCTCTGGTCCTTTTGGAGTTGGCTGCGTCTTGATTACCTGATAGACACGATAACCTTCGACAGGCGGACTGCCGGCAGGTTGATCAGGCCATTGGAACGTGACTGCCGCATTAGCAGTGATAGCGAGGAGTAGTGATAGCAGTAGTTTCATTGTGTTTGTTTTGTTGTTGGTTAAGAATCCACCCATAGGGCTGGTACTTGTATCTCGATTCAGCAGCTGAACCGCCAGTTCCGCTAGGGGTAGAAGTGTTAGTGTATCCGACAGGACTTGAACCTGTAACCGGCATCTTAGAAGGATGCTGCTCTACCTTTGAGCTACGGATACAAAATTTTCTTTTGATATCTCTGTTGCGCTTATAGCATCGAACACATCTTCTCTTTGTCGCGCTATGTCTTTAGCTACAGAAGGATACTTAGCAGAATAGTATCTATTAACGATGTTGCCATTCAGTAACTGAACACTAACGATGTAGTACCTCTTAGGTAGTACGGACTTACTCTTCTGCCATGGGTTCTGCCACTTTTTCATATTGCTAAGGATGCTTAATTGGTGCGCCGCAATGTTTGCAGCGAAAGGTGTATGGTTGTCGAGAGGCGCAATAGTCACACTTGGATATCATTGGCTCTCTTCTAACAGTCCATCGGAGTGCTTCATCAGAAGCAAGGTGCAGCAACTGACCTCTTTCTGCAATCCTACTATGGTTAGCATATGCAGCAGATGCAGCAGCTAGTATGAATGTGTATGACATTATTTGCGTCCGCCTCCCTTCGGTCTTGTAGTACGTTTACCCTTGAACATCTTCTTGTCAGCACGGTTCTCAGACTTATCCCTGAGTCGTACATTCTTTAGCGAGTCACCATCTCCACCTTGAGAGATGGGTTTGATGTGATCAACGTCTTTACCTTCCATCATACGCTTTGCCTTTGCTGCTCCATACTTGGCAGTCAGCTTCTTAAGCATAGCATATCTTGCTCTTGCTCTTGCAGCCTTCTCCTTATTGTAGGATGCCGGCCTAAGAGATACTTCTCTATCGTAGTCTCTTTTCTTTGAACTCATATCCGTATTTGGTTGTATTTTGATTTAGCTTCTGTGGTTTCAGCAATGAACTTTTTCAGCAACTGAACCCGCTCCTTGTAATAGCAGGCAACCTCAGAATCCTTACTTGCTTGATCCTTTAGCACCCACTTGTATTGTTTCATGTCGAGAGTGAGCCTAGCTTTCAGACACTTCTCCAAGTCCTCTAACCCACTCCTTTTTGTCTTCGTAATCGAAAAGGCTGGTGGCTTGATAGTAGTTGTTTTGCTCATATGCGTCTTGGTAATATTTGAACACTCTCCTAACTGAACTTACGAAGGTATCTCCCTTTGTGTAAGGTATGTTAAATCCTGCAAACCAATACATAGTTTGCTGGAACGTCTCGCATTCTATCCTGTCTGATAGATTGTTAGGTCTCCTTACGTACCACTTCCCTTCTTCCAATTCTTCGTCCTCAGGAGACCAAGCTCTCTTGCCTTCTTCGGGTTCCTGTGTATCCATTGGTGGCATGGGCGGCATACGTAAATGAAGTGAAAAAGGTTTTCTCCTGTTCTACCATTAGGATGATGTGGATCGAAGTTCTGAGTTAAATCAATCGTCGAGCAACTTGGGTTTGCGCAGGTTGACCACAAAGGCGCCTCCATCTTCATCGTCTGATACTTCAACCTTCTTTGGCTCTTCCTTTGGGACATACTCTTCAACCCCTTCCGCGTCTTTAGCTTTAATACGCTCGATAAGCTCGTTCCTAAGCTTTTCGTCTTCCCTGAGGACTTCTTTAGCGGACTCCTCACTAGTCCCAATGATTGACCCTTCGAGCGAATAGGTCCGCCCTTTCTTAACGATGATTTTCTCAGTAACTGAGGCTTCAAGGATTGCCCCTTCGTTGTCTGCGCCTTTGCCGAAGACGATTTCAAACTCTGCTTCTTTGTACGGATGACCGAGTTTGTTTTTAACGAACTTTGCTTTCGTTGAATTGGACGTAGCTTCACCTTTGTCTTTGTTTGTTTGCGTGCGAGCAAGTTCAATACGCATTGAGGAGTAGAACTTCAACGCTCTTCCTCCCGGTTGTACGTTTCCAGACCCGTACCCGAAGCCTCCAATTTTGTCACGGTTCTGGTTAATACAGACAAGCAGTGTATTGTGAACAGAACATACAGGAACCATTTTGCGAAGAAACCTCCCCATAAGTCTGGCTGTTGCACCAATATTCGCATCATCGAGTTCCCCATCAAGCTCTTGTTGAGTGGTGATAGCGGCAACAGAATCAATGACAACCAAACCACATTCAGGAGTAGCTGCAAGATTAAGAGCAAGTTTAGTACCTTCTTCACCGACCATCGGTTGAGATAGAGCGAAAAGACTAGGACGTACACCAAGTTTAACAAAATACCCAATATCAACAGCGTGCTCGAAGTCAATGTATAGGACATACTTACCCTCCTTATTAAATTGCGCAGCTAACTGGGCAGCTACAGTGCTCTTGCCGGAAGACTCATTACCGTATATCTCAATGATACGGTCACGAGGAAAGCCCCCAATTGAGGAGGCTCGATCAATAGCAAGATTGCCAGTAGAGATAACCGACTGAGGGTTAATCTTTGGCAATCTCTTATCAGACAGGAGCCTGACTGTTTCAGCGCCAACTGAATCAATCAGTTGCTTGAACTGGTTGCTTAGTGTCTTCGTCTTTTTCATGAAGGGATATGACGTATTTTCTTGCGGCCTTCAAGTTACCCTTTGCTTGCTTAATTGCAAGTTTCATTATTGGTTCATCCCGGTCGCAATGCAAAACTCTTATCCTCTTGAGTAAGCCATGATCCTGTAGGTATCTCAGTAACTGAGACATTTTATTCCATGGATCGGGCCTGTAGTAGTTGGCTAGATACATAATATCAAGCTCTTTCAAGAAACGCTTAACTACAGCAATGTCTGAGACATAGACATTCACTTTTTTATTAAGCCTCCATGTCCTCTTATCGAAGTGAAGGATGAGTGAAAGAGTGTAAAACAATGCATTGGCATCTGCAATGTTAGATGAAGGACACTGATGAAGGATATCAGGTCTTAGCTCTTCTGACTTAAACTCAGTGTCAGAGTGAATGCCGATGCCGGCGCATTTATATAGATCACAGAATGATCCAGTAGCGTATATGTTCATGATTCTGATGTAATTGTTTCTTGAATCTTCAGAGTGTGCGCCATTTTGCGCGTTTTGTTGCTGGTTTCATGTCTGTGCCTCCTTGTGTTTGGCGAGGGTGGCGCGGGCTTTGTCGCGGGCACGGTTTTGGGCGCGGGCTTCTGGTGTTGGCATGACGGATACCCCATAGTTTGCTGCCACCATATCTTCCAACGCCTCCACCAACTCCCTCTCCCTTTGCTCCGCGTTCTGCCACGCCACCCGGTGCGCGGTGGATTCTTGTTGGAGGCGGGTGAGTTCGGCCTGCGCGGCGTCTTTGTCTCGCCGTTCATCCATAAGTAGAAAGGACAGCGTGATATTTTCATTGTTAAGCGCAGTAACGCGCGCCTGCGCTGCGGCGAGTTCGGCTTGTAGCTTTTTGCACTCGTCGAAGATACTCACGGCGTGCCGACCTTGTTCAGCGGCTGTCTCCTGCGCTGCGGCGAGTTGGGCACGGAGATCACTGATCTCCTGGAGTCTCTGCTCGTCCCACTCAATCTGATGCTTGATGAACTTTTGCGCCTCATCACACCGGCGGGCGAGGTCGATGGCAAAACGCATCCGTTCGCCTTGGTTCGCAGCCATGGCGGCAACGTCTCCTTTCAGCGCCTCGATTTCCTCTCGGGACTGGCGGGCGTTGTCCTGCTCGGCGGCGAGTTGGGCGCCGAGGTCGTCGAGAGGAATAGTTGCTTCTATTTTATTAAGCTCAGGATCATCCATATAAAGATAAGTAAGAAGGTTACAGTCAACACTGACTGGAAGATGTTAGTGAGGCGTTTCAATTTTGGCTTTATTGTTTATGGTAGTAATCAAGACGATAGCCGCAGAAGCACGCTCAGCACAATGCTTACCAGTACCAGCAATGCCACCAATAGTTTTACCACCGTGGCGCGCAATCTCTTCGAGAGCTTCAAGCGCAATCTTATACTTATCCTTGAGTGAGGACAGGCTTTCTTCTGTTTGTTTATCCATGGCATTATTCAGTTACTGAGACTTAGTAGTGGAGCTTCTTTGATTCTTTAACAGAACCAGCAAGAGCACTCAGCATAGACTGACTAGAAGATACGCTTTTATGAATGTGATCAATTACTGATGCTTCAAGAAGACTGAGGTTGTAATCCCTTTCCAAGCCGTCTCCTCCTTCGCTGTAAAACAATTCAACTTCATCTGAGATTTCTTGCAGTAGTCCGGCAGCTTGATAAAGCAAATCGTTTATATCTTGAATCCTATTTATCGTATTAGTGTTACGTGCTTTCAATGCTTGCTTCTCTGCTTTCTTCTGTTGTTTCTTTTCTGTTTTCATGGTGTTTGTTTTTGATTGGTTGTTTACCGAGAATTATCCTGATAGCATCAGCAGTATCTATCCATTCCATTTCACTTAGCTGATCGTTGGTGAATGTCTCATGCACCTTAAGGTGACACCTAGCACATAGCTTAACCTGCTTTCCACTTGCTCTCTTTGGTAGGTACTCACGCGGGATGACATGATGCTTAGTATAAGGACCATACGTAAAGCATATCTTACACTGTCCCCACCTATTGATCCTCTCTTGTAGTTTTATGATTCAGTTACTGAAAGTCAATTGGCACCACTGTATGTATTCGCCATCCTTGTCAATAGGGATAACGCATATACCTTCTGTCCTGTCATCATCAACAATGACAACCCTCTTTCTATAGACAAGGAAGTCTATCTGCTTTCTATACAAAGAAGAGAACCACCTACGAAAGTCTGTATAAGCCTTAACATCTGCGCAATAGAGAAGCCAAAGCAAGGTATCCTCGATTACCTTATCCCTATGGGTATTAAGATCATACCTAAGCCTGCTTACATATGAGCAAGTAATATCAAGCTCATCAGCTATCTCTTTGTTGGTCTTGAGCCAGTTGATATTAGCTATCCTCTCTTTCCTTTCATCCTGCCTCATACTGATGTTGGCCTTTTTGGCACATGCATCACATTGCTGCTTCTTAGTATCCTTCTCTCCTCCGCATGTTATACACAATCCCATTTCTATATTCCGTAACTGATAAATCCTTTGCCTGCTTACAGGCTTACCAGTTACCGGATGCGGGTACTTATACGTACCGGGTAGTGGTAGTTGGGTATGCTTTCTGTTCATATACTATATATATTAATTATTCATCTATATATCTATGTGCTCAGTTACTGAGAGAGTCCGGTTAGCCTTGAGTCAGGGAACCGGGCATAGTTCTCCCTTTCGGGATGGCTATGCCCAGAGATTGTGAGTCCGTATAAGCTCTCATCAGTCCCGTTGCATATCTACTAGCTCAGTTACTGACTTGTTCAGCACAATAAAGAGCATCGCAGAATCCAACACACTCGCCAGCATCGGTCATGTTCCCGAGTATTGTGTTGGATGTTCCCCCTTGCGGGGCCGATCAATTAAGCCAGAACTAGAAGCACGCTTAATCTGGTGGGTCGTCTGTGGTTAGTAGTTCCCTCGAAAAGAAAAAACCTCGATCAAGCTGGCGGGCTCAATCGAGGTTCCTTTCAGGAATGGCTGACTGAATGACCCGCCAGCCATTCCGTGTATGCGCGTATAGTGCCACACCCTAGAAAATATGCAACATCTTTTTTTAGTCAATTCTGATTCTATTGAAACTTTTTTTCTTTTTACCCAATTTAGGCACAATTATTTTAGGAACGATATCTTCCGCTGGCTCCTTTTCTTCATCCAAGACAGGAAGATCGAAAGCTTCATCCTCTTCATCAAAAGCAGTATTAATCATCTCAGGATGACGGGCAGTAGTAACAGTAACCGTTGGCTCGATAAGACCACTGCTAGGTTCTTCTTCCCCACTGATAGGATTCACAATACGAGGACTCTCAGTTACTGAGAAAGGTACAGTCTTAGTAAACTTCTCCCTGTAAGTATCGCAGATAGTTTGATTCGATCCACAGATAAACATCTCCTTCTTAGCACGGGTGAATGCTACGTATGCAATGTTCATCTCTTGTTGGAATTGCCAAGGCAACTGTCCCTTCCACTTAAGGGGCATAATCTCAGCCCCAGCCTTATCAATGATAACAAATGTGCGATCAGCCTCCAATCCCTTAACACGATGGACAGTGGCAAGCGTAACAATGGATTGCTTATCAGAAAACAGCGCATCAATCGACCTCTTGAATCCATCCATTGTAGATGTATCAAACCCTTGTGACTGATAGCATACCATAAGGCACTCATACTTATCGTTGAGCATCTCAAGCTGAAACTCAGGATTGCGTTGCTTGGCAATCTTCTCCTTCATGAAGTTAGTGTGAGACT